GGACACGGTAGCATTGAACCTTACCGAATCCCATAAAACGGTAAAAAACATCAAAGCCAGAGGCGCATTTACAGTCAGTATCGCGGATGCTGCCCATGTCGTGGAAGCGGATTATTTCGGCGTGGAATCCGGAAACCGTACCGCTGACAAATTTAAAAACAGCGGACTGACAGCTTCCAGATCTGAAGCCGTAGACGCTCCTGTCATCAATGAATTTCCTCTGTGTCTGGAATGCCGTTTTATCGAATATCAAAACAACGACTTCGGATGCGGTGTAATTGGAAAAGTTGTCAGGGTAACTGCTGATGAAAGCGTCATGGAAGGTGATAAGCTGAATATGTCATTGGTCAACGCGATCGCATTTGATCCCTATACACATGGCTACTATAAAGTCACTGACAGAATAGGGGAAGCCTTCAAGGATGGTTTGACACTGAAAAAATAATACGGTATATCTGCAAAGAGTCTTGCCCCGGCAGGACTCTTTTATATAAACAGAAGTCCCCTGGTATCGTAAACAGATTCCCCTGTATCATTCCCGCACCGGATCGCCCGGTCCAGCCCCATGATCGCCGCGATCGCTCCATCGATCTTCTCCGTGGACTTCTCCTTATCCGCCTTGATATTCCCCGCCGGATCGGTACGGATGAAGATGTTGTCCATCATCCACCGCAGCACCGGATGCCCGCCGTGGGCGATCCTCTGCTCCAATGTCAGCTTCATCAGCTCCTTGGTAGGCGGCGACATATCCTTAAATCCCTGACCGAAGGGAACCACCGTGAATCCCATGCCTTCCAGGTTCTGGACCATCTGCACGGCGCCCCACCGGTCAAAAGCAATCTCCCGGATGTTGAACCGTTCCCCCAGGCGCTCAATGAATTTCTCAATATAGCCGTAATGCACCACATTCCCCTCCGTGGTCTGCAGAAAACCCTGCCGCTCCCACACATCATAGGGGAC